GTCTATGTTGGAAGATGCGTTTCTAAATTTCTCTTCTTCTATAGACCCTATTACAGTTCGCACAATGCAACTGCTTGTGGGCGATGAAAGTCTGCAATTCCGATTTGTTAATTCCAAAACGAATCCGGCACAAGTATCCCACAATATTACCTATAATGCCAGTACAAGAATACTGAACGCTCCGGCAGGTATTCTCCAACACATGACGCTAGGAATTAGTGCTCTTTCTTCCTCTCACAAAGCAGATGAATACAAGTACTGGGATATGGCTGAATACAATTCTCCGGCACTCATTGCCTCGGAAAAGAAGTATTATCTGTATGCTGTATGCAGCAAAGAGAATCAATCCGGAACATTTCTGCTGAATGAAAAGGCTATCAAAATGGAAGGTATTGCCGGATATTATCACTTCCTAGTTGGTGTCCTCAATAGTGAGTATGAAGGTGAACGCAGTTTTGTTGAGCTGTACGGATTTACGGAGATTCTGCCAGGGCGGGTGACAACTGAAAAAATCCTTTCGCCAGATGGAAAGACATACTTTGACCTGATTAAAGGAGAAATCGGCGGAAATATCCAAATTAAAACTGGTTCGTCCGGATTAGAAAATTTGTCTGAATGGGAAGCAGCTCACAAAGAAATTAAAGATGCAGCGAAGGCGGCGGAACAGGCAAATAATGCAGTTGGTGGCTTACATGACTATGTGGATGGAGCATTTGCGGATGGCATTATTACGGAAGCTGAAGCAAAAGCTATCGAAAAGTATATCAATACGATTAATAATGCTAAAGCTACGGTTGAAGCTACTTATAACAAACTATACACGAATGTTTATTTATCCGGTTCCGCCAAAACGGGTTTATTGAATGCGAAAGTTACCCTTATGGGCTGTATTTCAGACCTTATAAATGCGATCAATACAGCTATTGACGACGGACTTACAACACCCGAAGAAAAGCAAAGCGTTGACGCACATTTCGCCTATTTCAATAGTGCTTATGCTGATTTTAACACAGCTGTAGAAACTACAAATAGAGCTATTCAGGATAGGCTAAAGGAGTTTTCGGATGCTGCTATGAAAGAAGCGTTGCAAGCATTGCAAGACGCAGAAGATGCAGCGAAGGCAGCAGAGCAAGCCAACAATGCAGTTAGTGGTTTGCATGATTATGTAGACGGAGCATTTGCGGATGGCATTATCACGGAAGCCGAAGCGAAGGCTATTGAGAAGTATCTTAATACCGTTAATAATACGAAAGCTGCCGTTGAAGCAACCTATAACAAGCTGTTTGTTAATCCATATCTGGAAGGTGAGGCGAAAACGGCTTTACTTAATGCCAAGGTTTCTTTGTCAGGTGCAATTGATAATCTTATTGCAGCAATTAATGTGGCTATCAATGACGGGCAGACGACTGTTGAGGAAAAGCAGAATGTAGATGATAAGTTCGCCCTCTTTAATTCTGCCTTGGCTAGTTTTAATACTGCTGTTGAAGCCGCTAATAAAGCAATCTATGACAAGTTGAAAGACTATTCAGATCAATGCTTCGCTGAATTGAAAGTACTCAATACTCAAATCTCCGCACAAGTGACGCGGGTCGATAGCTTAACGCAGAGGATGGATACTGCCGGATGGATTACCACAGCAGACGGCAACAAGATATACGCTTCCAAGGAGCTAGAAAATGGCAATACGCTTATATCTTATATCAACCAGGCGGCAGGTGAAACGACCATTCATTCATCTAAAATTAATTTGGAAGGTGCTGTTACAATCACCGCACTACATAGTGACCTGCAGGGAGTGATTAACTCCAAAATTGATAGAGACGGATTAGGTAAGTTGGCATTTGAGGATGCAGTTGAATATGCAAAGTTAGGCACTACTATCGTGGTAGGTGGTTACCTAAATACTGAATTGATAAAAGTCCGTAGAATTGATGCAGAAGTAGGTTTCATTGGTGGCTTTACGCTTGATAATGGTTCATTGTACTGGAAAGAAAATGGATGGTGGTACGGTGACCCAAGAAGTGTTCGTTTGGGTGTACCTAAAGATAATAAAAGTGGGATGGTTGATGTAAATTTCAGTTTTGCAGGTGAGGGGCGTTTTGGTGTTAGAGCTGTGGGTGCCAATATGGGCGGGTCCTGTATATATGCTTCAAGATATTTCAATGAGAATGAAAGGAGTTATCCGAATATGAATAATACCTATGCAGGATTTTTTGATGGAGGTGTATATGTGAAAGGTACTATATCAAGCGAATTATGTATAGCTGATAATTTCGGGACTATAACTGGTAGAAATTCCGATGGCAGCATATCTTATTACCGGGGAATAGATTTTGATTTCGGTAGTAATATGAAGTTCAGAAAAGGGTTATTAGTATCAATTGCTTAATAGATAAAAAATATGAAGATTAATTTAAACGGGCCTTTACTCGATTTTAAAGGCAATGAAGCTATTAAAGTAGTCAACGGTAAGGAGGTAAAGCAGTTTCTACGTGATGTGGTTGCAGAGGCATTGTATGCAGCAGGTTCTAACCCTCAACAGGGTTTGGATATGTCGAAAAAGTTGCGTGCGTATAAAATGTTACAACAGATTATTAACAATCGTGGTGTACTTGATATAGAGACAGAAGATGCAACCTTATTGAAGGAAATTTGTGCAGACTTCTTTGTATCTGGTGCATACGGACAAATTTATGATTTAATAGAAGGAGGAAACAAGGAATGAACATCACAGCAACTAACAGTACCGCTACAACTAAGGTTACGGAAGCTATCAGGGTTAAATACAGAATGTCAACCCGTGGCACCGAGGCAGTCAAAGATATTACTGCCGAAATCATTAAGGATGAAACGACTGTCGGATTCTTCAATGCATCGCGAAATGGAGTAACCGGCTTCTCGCTACATGAGGATCATGGGCTAACCTCTGGCGAAGTGAAGAAGGTATTTCAGACAGCCATTGACGATTGTGGTGAGGTCTTGAAATGAAGTATTAATATTTTAGATAAATGATTATGGATTATTTCAAAAACTTACTCATTGGATTGGTTACCGGTATAGCTGCTTATCTCAATCCTATTTCCGGGGAGATCAAAAGTCTTATTGCAGTATTTGCTCTTAATTTCATTTGTGGACTGCTTACTGCACTCCTTATCAATCATGAGAGTTTTTCTTTTAAAAAAGCTTGGAGGTGTATCGTAGAAGCAACTATTTTCTTTGCCTTGGTTAGCTGCATCTACTTTATAGGTGAACACAAGGGCAATCCAGAAGGTGCGCTACAGTGTGTTTCATTTATTACGTACAGCGTATTCTATTTCTACGGGGTAAATATTCTAAGGAATATCAAAGAAATTCTACCCAACTCTAGCAATGGTTATAAGGTAGTAGCCTTTTTGCATTATGTGCTAAGTGTCGAGTTTATAAAGAATATCCCTTACTTAACGAACTACTTACAAAAAGGAGGTGCAAAATGATTGAAGTTTTGGAGTTTATTTTTCAAGATTCTTGGCATTGGTTAGGAACGGCCATTTTGATAGCTATCATTTTCCGTGTCAATTTGGTAAAGATTGGTCCAGTAACAAAGAATAAGGAGGAGAAGAAATGAAGAAAATTGATGCTATTATCATTCATTGTTCGGCCACACGTGCCGGACAGGATTTACGTGCAAAGGACATTGACCGGGTGCACCGGGCTCGGGGATTCAATCAGATCGGTTATAACTTTATCATTGACCTGGATGGAATGGTAGAAAATGGGCGACCGTTAAGCATTGACGGGGCGCATTGCAATACGAAGGGCTTTTCTGATTCTTCGTACAATAAGCACTCAATAGGTGTCTGCTATATTGGCGGATTGGATGCCAACGGTAAGCCGGCTGATACTCGGACACCTGAACAGCGGAATGCACTCCGTGATTTGGTTGTAAAGCTCTGTAAAGAGTATGATATCATTGAACTACTTGGACACCGGGACACTTCGCCGGACTTGGACGGTAGTGGTGAAGTGGAACCGGCAGAGTATATCAAGGCATGTCCGTGCTTCGACGTGAGGAGTGAGTTCTCTAATTTTATGAAACCTGTAATCGTACGGCCATGAAAGGTAGAGTTATAGAAATGCGCCACCTTGTCATTATTGGAGGGATATCCTTAGTAGTCATGTTTACAGTAATGTCAATAGCCGGATGTGGTAGTAGTAAGTCTAATCTTCGGCAGGAATCATCTGTTGAAGAGAATTTGAACCATACTCGTAATGATAGTGCTTCTGCTAGTAAAGAAGTAACCAAAACAGAAACAGAGAAATCAACTGAAGAAACTGAAGAGATTACTACGGTTTATGATACAAGCAA